TTTTTAATTCATTTTTATATATCTTTTTAGATATTTCTTTTAGAAAATATGATATTTGAAGTGTTGATATATGGTTTATCAGTCTTTTTTCTGCTGTTAATACCTTTGTTTCAGACCATTCTGGATAAAGAAAATGAATACACTCATGGAACATTGTAGGAATAATATCTTTTCTGTAATCAAACTGCAACATATCATCATAACAAAGACCAACAACTCCTCTCATTTTTCTTATAGAAAAAAATTCTGGTTTTTTATGTTTAACCAAATTTAAACAATCTTCATAAATTTTATCAAGTTGTTTTTTTGTGAATCTCATTTTTTTGTTTTTTGCCAGATCCAAACAGGTTCAACAAATATTCCAGTCTTTGATGATTTACTGTTTATTCTTTTTGCCATCCTGTAATTGATGTTTTCTACTTTTAAACTATTATCTAATTTGGAAATAAAATCATTCATAGGATCACATATATTATTTATTGTGTGATTACAATAAACATCACTAATATTTATAACCATATGTCCTTCTTCTTTTAATAGTTTCCAAGAATTTTGGATTACTGGAAAAAGAAAACAATCCAACCATTTATCTAGTTTTTTATATCTTTGCCAAGATTGTGTTTTGTCCTTTGAGTATCTTTCAATAATAAAATAAGGAGGACTTGTAAAGATTAAATCTGGTTCATATTCTAATTTTAGAATAGCTTCTTCTGCTGGTTCCATTATCATTTCAATGTTTTTAGTTTTATTGAAATTTTCTATTTGTTTTGAATATCCATCAAATAAATCTTTATTTGGATCTATTCCTATGTATTTTTCAACATTATCACAAGCCATTGCTGCTGTTAATCTATCACCCCAACCAGAACTAAAGTCCAAAACATTTTTAGCATTAAAGTGTTCATATAAACACTTTGCAGCAGATGGTCTAAATTGACTAGCTATATATTTTCTCATAGCAATACAAGTCCTTAATGTATCAATATTAACTTCTTTTAATTTTAATGACCATAAACCATTTAGTAATGTGAAAAAGAATTTTTTATCATTCCATGTTCTATATGGAGATGGAGAGTTTATAGAATCACATTTATATCTAATATCTTGATGAAAGTAATTTGATGATTTATTTCCTATATTACACGAATCTATATATTTGTTTCCTATATCCCACTTATACTCGTATCTAGAAAAAACAAAATCTTCTTTTATCAAATTCTTAAAACTATTTTGTTTTAAATTTTCAAAATCTAAAATTGATTCATTTAAAGAAATTTCCTTCTGGATATTCAAATTTCTTGTTTTTTCCCAAATATCCTCTTTTATTTCATCCTCTGGTTTTGGGAACTTTAAAAGGATTTCTGACCATTCTTTTTGTGTATATATTGTGTTCACTTAATTTGGTTATTGCTTTTTATGAGAAAAAAGTATATTCTTTTTATATGCTAAAATCAATAAAAAGTTTTGAAGATTTTCTTCTTCTGGATGAAAATTTTAAAAACATTCGTTTTTTTGAAAAAGAACATAAATATAAGATAAATGGAGAGTTATGCAACTATTCTGTTACTTCTCTATTAAAGAAATATTCAAAAGAATTTGAATCAGAAAAAATAGCAAAGAATGTAGCCTTTAAACAAAAAAGAAAAGTTGAGGATGTATTAAAGGAATGGGAATACAAAAAAAACTATTCATGTTTTAGGGGTACAGAGTTTCACAAGTATGTGGAAAATTTTTTAAGTAAAAAGTTTACTTGTTTAGATGAATCGGGTCTTCATTCGTTTCTTTTAAGCGAGGAAGTAGACAATATCGAAGAAAGAAAGATAGATCATAAAAATACTATGAAACATATGATTTCTAATTTTCTAAAATTTTATGATTGGTATGATAAAAACTTTTATTTTTTGAAATCAGAATTTGTTGTTGGTGATTTTGATAGTAGGTTATGTGGAACTATTGATAATTTATCTTTTAATAAAGAAAGTAAAAAACTTTCTATTCTAGATTATAAAACAAACCAGAATATAAAAAGAGAAGGTTTTAAAGGCCAAAAAATGTTGAATGAAATGTCACATTTGGATGATTGTGAATTTGTAAAATATTCATTACAACTACATATATACAAGTATATATTAGAAAAACGTACTGGTTTTGAAGTAAATACTCTATATATAGTTTGGTTTCCTGAAAATAAAAATTATGAAATAATAAAACCTCTATGTTTAGAAGAAGAAGCAAAATTATTAGTAAACAAAGAAAAATTATTTAATGAAATTGTATCTTAATGGAGTAAATATTATTACAAACTAAAATTATGATCGATCCATTAACACAAAAATATTTAGAAGTTCTTAATGAAGGACAAGATAAAGGTATTGTTAAAACTACTTTTAAAACAGGTTCCCCTGCTTTTGGTGATTTAAAAACAGCAAATGATCCAGAAGAAAATGTCACTTTAAAAAAACCAGTAGAAGGTGAACATAATTCCGATGATGATAATGGAGAAATGGAAAAATGTAAAACTCATAAAGATATGAAAGAAAATAAACAACTAAACCCATTCGAATCTCTTTATAAGAAAATTATTTCTGAAGATTCTTTTGGATGGTCAATGGAAAAAGACGAAGATGAAGAAGATACCGAAGATTCTGGAGATCTTGAATTATCAGATGAAACAGAATACGATGGTGATTCTGATGAATCAGAGTTTGATGGTGACACAGAATCAGATGATTCTACTGAAGAAGTAACATTCACTCTTGATAAAGAAACTGCTCAGAAATTAATAGATGTTCTTCAGGCCGCTATTGGTAGTGGTGAATTAGAAGACGAAGAAGAATCTGGTGAAGATGAGGAATCATATGGTGAAGACGAAGAAGACATCTTTGCTTCTGATGAAGATGAAGGCGAAGAAGAAGATGAGGACGAAGAAACTTTAACAAAAGAAGAGGTTGATGCAGAAATCATTGGTCATTCATTGGTTGATCAAGAAAAACTCTTAAAGGGTATGAATAATCCCAAGAATGGTGTTGTTAAAGGTGCTCTTTCCGCTAAAAAGAAAAAGGCTAATGTTCCACTAACAGGAAAAGGATTCAAGGGAGAATTGAGTAAACACAAGGAATCCGCAGGAAAAAGTTTACAAGGAAAAAATAATAAGGTAAATGCAGTAAATGCAAAAAACAAAACACTTGTTGATAATAAATAAAAGTAAAAGTAAAATTAAAAACTAATAAATAAAAACTCCACCTAAATAGGTGGAGTTTTTTTATAAATAGATATATATGATTCCGAGTTTTAAAAATTTCTTAAATAAAAAAGAAGATCTGACAAAACCAACAAAGACATCAAAAAAACGTACTCAGTCTTCGAATATAGGGGTTGATAGAAAACATCAATATTTTGTTCCTAGATCAGATAATGTAAAAAGATCACATCCTATTATTAAAAAATTTGAAGCAAATAAGAATTTAAAATTTGATCATATTGATATTAAAATAGCTGAAACATTATCAAAAATATTTAATAGAAATATTTCTAAAGAAAATGGTGATTTTACTAAATCATTAGGAAGAACTGATTTATTCTTAATAAGAAGAGGTTTAAAATACTATGTTGTAAGAAAAAAAAATAAAATATGGAAAGCGTAAGATTTTTAAATAAACAAAGAAATTTAAATGAAAGGACCAATTTTGATAATTGGAACAAAGAACAGATACAGATGTATGGTCAAGAAATTAAGTTCTTTTCCAATCTTACTTCTTTAACTTCGGTTGATACATTGTACGGAGAAGATACTGTTAGTGGTTTTGGTGAAGGAAAGGAACTTATTGTTTTATTGAATTTAAATAATGATAGCTATCTTCTTTCTAAATTCGGTATAGTTGCCGATAGTGATTTAAATGGAGTAATACATCCTAGGATGTATGAAGACGTTTTTGGTATTGGTTCTGAACCAAAGGCTGGTGATGTAGTCGAATTGACAGAATTTGGTTCTGACAGAATTCATTTTCCAAAAAGAGGAGCAACTGTTTATGAATTGACAGAAGTTATAGATGAATTTCAAATAAATCCACTAGGAGGTCACTATCTTTGGTTCTTTAAGGCTAGAAGGTATGAATATAGCTATGAAAATGGAGGACCAGGTGCTGGTCAAGGAAACACTCAAAGAGATGATAATGACAATCTAGAAGAATCATCTAGAGAGAACTTTGATTATTCACAATTTCCTTGCTCTAATGACAGTGTTTATGGAGATTACTAAAAACTAGTAGCATTTAAAAAATCACCATCCAGTTTTCTTTGAATTTGATCTTCAACACTTGCTATATATTTTTTAATCTTTACAGGACTTAATTTCAGACTTTCAAATTTTTTATTTCTTTGTTCTGCCTCATCAGCTATCATATTTATAGCCTCATATAAGGCTATCCAACGAGCATAATATATCGATCTGTTATCTAAAATTTGTTTATTTGGTAATTTTTCTTTTTTATTATTCTTTAATGTTTTCATCTTCTTTTAATAGTGAGCTAATTTGTATTGTTTCATTTTGTTTGATAACAGTAAATTGCATTATAACAGAATTTAATTTATTACAAGATGAACAAGTAAATTCTAATTTTTCATTTTGATCAGGTATAAATGTTAGAATATTTTTTTCCGAGCAATATGCACATTCTAGAATTGTTGATAAATTTTCTAATTTATCCAATTCCATTTGTCTTGTTTTTTCTTTAAAAAAAGAAATTATAATTTTTGCTACAACAGAATATAGTATATATATTATTAGAAAGGAGAATAGAAAGACATATAAAAATTGCCCTCCAGAAAAAACAGAAATAAGACCAAATAAAGTAGATATTAATACATTTGATATTAA